TTGTACTTCGATGTGTTCCGGCATCCAGCGCCCTTTGAAAAGTCGAAGGTGACAAAGATGGCGAGCGATGGGAAGGCCAAGAAGTGACACGCCAACGGATGTTCTTGGATATCAGCGTATTAGAGGCTGCTCGCCAGAGGATCCGTCACGTCTATGACACGTTCGACACGGTGTGCGTCCAGTTCTCGGGCGGTAAAGATTCCACGGCGGTCTTGTATCTCGCGAAAGAGGTACATGAGGAGCGTGGGCTGGGTCCGGTAAAGGTTATTTTCCGAGACGAGGAGATGGTTTCGCCTCTCGTTTTGGATTACGTCAACATGGTCAAAGACTTCGACTGGGTTGACATGGAGTGGTATTGCCTGCCTTATGGTGCCGAAGTTTGGGTGCTTGGCAGGCGTCAGTCTGTGATCTTGTGGGGTGAGCAACGTCGCAAGGAAGGCCGCTTGGTTCGGGATTTTCCTGAAGGCGCGATCACTGGTTATCACTTCGGTGTTGACCACTCACAGGCTCTTCCGGAGTCTGTTGACTATTACACGATGCAGGGCAAGAAGGGTTCAACGGCATTTATTACCGGTGTTCGAGCCGCAGAGTCGATGGTCCGCTACCGGTCATGCGTCCAGAAACTGCACGAAAACTACATTGTCAGACCATACCGGATGAAGGCGGGAATCCCCCTCAAGTTTGCCAAGGTCATCTATGACTGGCAGACCGATGACGTACTCAAATTTATCAGCGAGGAGCACAACGCCCCTTACTGTGAATACTATGATCTTGCGGCGCTGACGGGTTCCAATACTCGTGTAGGCATTCCGCTTCACTCTGTTGCGATCCGCAGAATTGGTGACCTGATCGCTACGGAGCCACAGTTCTATGATCGGCTGTTTGAATGCTTCCCGTACATTGATGCTCAGCGTCGCTGGTGGCCCGACTATGACATTGAGGCGGTCATCGAGCGATATGCGGAACAGGGTTGGGATGGTGTCAAAGAAGTCATCGACACTTTTATGATCGGCCCAACGAAGAAAAGTCGAGCGAAGTCGTTTACTGCGGATTTCCGTCGCAAGCATGCGATCGATCCGTATTCGTATCCGATCAACTGGCTGATTAGGAATCTTCTTCTGAACGAATTGACCGTTGCGGCGGCCGCTCCGGTCGGGCCAAAAACGAGGGCCGATACCCTTCGCAAGAAGGCGCTCGCAAAACTTGCTGAGGAGCAAATCAATGGAAATTGATCTGGTAGCCACTGAAAATTTACATGTCCCTGACTGGAACGCAACATATATTCTTCGACCAGATTTGCTGGTGTTGGCAGAGTCGTTGGCGACGGATGGGATTTTGTCTCCGCTCGTTGTTCAGCGTTCGTCGTCGAATGTGATTGACGGATCACAGCGCTTACGCCTTATTGTCGGCAACAGGCATTTGGCAGAGATGTTCCCTGTCGTCCCCGTCATTTGGAAGGACGTTTCCGACTCTGACGCTATGGCGATGCATGTTCAGATTAACCGCGGGCGAGGAACCATTGTCGCCAAGTCGCTTTCGGCGATTGTTCGGGCACTCAAGCGAAGCCGAGCGTTTTCGGTAGAAGATTTTGACCGGCGCTTCTGCATGAGGGGTGACGAGTTGGAACTCATGCTGGATGGAACCATCCTCAAACACCGTGACGTAAAAAATCATCGATATTCCCGTGCGTGGGTTCCCGTCGAGGCACCCGCAGGAACCGTCGAAGCGGCAGGCACCCGCATCACAGAGGAACCGCCAAACGCAGACCGATAATCCACAAAAATCATACCCTATGTGGTGCTACACTTAGCAGGTATCCGTTTTCCGACAAGGGAGATTCTTATGCCGGGTGTAGGTAGAGGTGGAGACGAGGCTCTGAGGCGATCGGGCCGTATTCGCCGTGCGGTTCGTTCGGTTGGTCAGGGTCTCGGCCGTCTGGTCGGTCGCAACCGTCGACGTGACGAGCGTCTTCGCGACATTATTCGCGGCCGTCGCGGCTGATTCTGGGAGGAGCCTAGATGCTCGTCTCAATCAACGATCTGATCACATACATGGACATCAAGTTGACGTTACGTCAACAGGATGCCGCCGAAATGGTTCTGGAAGGTCTCCAAAGCGAACTTGAGACGTACCTTCGTCGACCGATCGAGCCAGACGATTTTGTTGAAGAACACACGCTCGACAACAATCATGTCGGCGTGCCGATGTCGTCGTTTTTCTACAACACCGCCCTCGACACGACGATGTCGCCCATCACGTATACGCAGCCGCCGGTGACTATTTATTTGGCAAATTCGCCGATTGTCAGCGTCACGCAGGTGCGACTTAAGCCGAATCTTCAAAGTTCTTGGATCGTGATGGAAAACGAGCGTGACTATGTTGCCCGCCGGTATGGAATTGATTTGTTCCGTGGTTGGGCTGACGATCGTGTTGAGATCACTTACCGGGCCGGACTTGACGGGTCAAATATCAAAATGTTCAAGTTGATGATCCTTCGTGCCGCCACACGAGAAATGCAAAACATGCACGATGACGTTGTCGGCGTCAAAGATCTGGAACCACGCAATGTTGCTCCGATGGAAACCGGATTCTTGGATAAGGAACTTGCTGCGGTAAAGAAATATCGTCGCGTTCGGGTGGCGTGATGGCCAGAAAGATGCTCGTCTATGTAGACATCGACTGGGATTCCCAGCGCATGGACGACCAAGTTGACGATATGGATCGCCGACTCGATGACATGCGACCGATCTTCCGTGAGATGCGAGATTATTTCGAGCGCAACTGGTCGGCGAATTTTTTGTCGAACGGTCTTCGTGTTGGTGGTTGGCAACCCTTAGATGCGGAGTACGCCGCGTGGAAAGCGCAGCATTTTCCGGGAGCGCCAACATTGGTCCGAACAGGTTCGCTTTTTAACAGTATTCGCTCTCTGCGTGGCGCTCCGAACGAGATCAACCGGAAGAATGCTACGTTCGGCACAAACATCAAGTACGCAAAATTTCACACTTATGGAACGTCGAAGATGCCGAAACGCGAGTTCATTTACGAGCCTGCTTCATTCCGCCGGGATTGGGGCGATCGGATCGTCAAGTATGTAGTGGACGGTGATTCCTGATGTTTTTGATGCACGGTGCGCATTTCGCCAAATCGTACGTAAATACATATCTGGAGAACGATATCCCGACGCGCATCATTTCGTATAGAAATGGCTGGAATCTTGACAGCGAAAGTTTGCCTGCCCCCGAAAAGTATCTGACTTACGAACCTATTGCTCTTGACGAATGGCCAACGATTATTACGGTCGCCATTTCGATGAGCAGCCTTGAGCGGAGCGGCTGGTATGAGGGCCATCCGGAGTATCGGGTCAGGTACAACATGAGGACGTATGTTTGGGTGAGGGACGAAGGTTCCGCCGAAGCGACAGTGATGCGAGATCGTCTTACAACTGTGGTGCGTTCTGCTTTGCTCGATCGTCCGTGCCTGAAGGCAACCGACCCTCGCGAGACGTTCCTCGCTCTTATTGATGAAGGAACGTTGCGAGAGGAGTATTCAGATCTGACGCTTCTGAAGGGTGACCGGGTTCTGGCGGGCTCGTATTTGTCGTACGATCTTGAAATCAACGAAATTGTTGCTCGTGAGGATATTGGAACAGCCCGCGAGTTCCAGATCACGCAGGAGATTCGTGGAATTGGCGAAAGGTTCAGTGCCTGATGGATTGCTCATGCATTTTTTTGGCAAACGGTGTTTCCGATGTTTTGGGGTTCAACCACCCGAGACGCAACTGCTATGTGATCGTGAATCACGGTCAAAACCCGATCGATCTGTGTGAAGGCGGTCATAGGTGTGCCCCCGGAGCGAGTTGGCTGATCAGCAAATCAGATTTCGAAGATCGCAACCTTGGCTCCACTAGCAACGCAAAAATCGTTGCCAAATTTGGCGCCAAAGAACAATTGCTGAAGTCCTGATAAGGTACAATACGCTCATGGCAACAAAATTCTTCAAACACGTTGATGCTCGCGAGTGCGAGGCGGCCCGAGATGCTGGGAAAGTTGCGTTGTGCAACCTGACTGGCCACAAGATCGAGGTCGACGAAGAGGGGCGTTTCCTTCCGCCGCGCGGACATGCGGTCATCGACAAGGTCAATCCCCTAATCACTTCCCTTGTCGCCAAGGGTTTGATTGCGGTCAACGAAGGCGTCAAGGCGGACCCAAAACCGTCTCGTTCCAAGAAGAAGGAAGAGCAACCCGGCTTTAATCCTGACGCCACAGACGGCGACGGAGACGGCTTGGTTCAGGACGGAACTGTTCATGAGCGTCCAGTCGCCGAACCCGCCGTGGAGGAAGTTGCTCCCGAGGTTGCAGAAGTATCATCGGAAGCCGAAGAGGTCTGATAATCTATAGGTAACAGTTGCGAACGGCAGACGTAAAGTTCTGTAAACTTTGCGAAGGCCGCGGATCAGCAAACTTGAGGAGAGGTAAGTCCTATGCCGGGAGTCGTAATCAGCACAGCAGTCCGCACGGGTCCCACCGGGAATACCGTCCGCGAGACCTCGCAGGCGTTCTTTGTTGGCCTCGCGCATCGTGGCCCGACCAGTCACGCCGTCAAGGTCAACAGCACCGAGGAGTATCAGGCCCAGTTTGGCGGATTCGTCAACTACGGTTACCTCCACGACACTGTCCAAACCTTCTTCGAAGAGGGCGGCACTCAGTGCTATGTCGCTCGCGTTGTTGGACCGGGCGCTACCGTCGGTACCAAAACCCTTCAGGACGACGATCCGAACACCACTGGTGCGCTCGATTCGCTCCGCATTGACGCCAACGGCGCGGGTTCGTGGAGCACCGACATTGGGGTTCTCGTTATCGGTGGTGTGACCGCCGGTAGCCGCCAGTTGATCATCTACTTCGACGGCAACCTGATCTTCAACACCGGTGACTGCACCACGGTTCCGCAGATGGTCGGCAAGATCAACCGCGACGCCATCGCCTCCAACTATGTTGTTGCTGAGGCTTTGGGCGACTACCTCCCAGAGGTCACCTCGGGGGGCCAGCCGGTTGCTCTGAGCGCTGGCGCTGATGACCTTGCGAACATCACCACCACTCAGCACAACAATGCTCTGAACCTGTTCCTCGATTCGTTCGGTGCCGGTGTGGTCGCCAACCCGGAGAGCAGCGCCGATGCCGTTCAGGGTGCTCTGCTGGAGCACGCGAACACTTACAACCGTCTCTGCTACCTGTTTGAGCCGGTCGGAACTCTTCTTGAGAGTGACGGCGTTTCCAACGGTATCGACGACGAGGCCCGTTCAATCACCTCGTCACGCGAGAACACGGAGCACGCCCAGTTGCTGTTCCCGTGGGTCTACAAGCCGACCGACGTTCTCGGCGTGAACCGTCTGATCCCGCCGGTTGGCTATGTCGCTGGATGCCGTGCCCGCGCGCACAATCAGGTCGGGCCGCAGCAGGCTGGCGCTGGAATCATCTCCAACGCCCGTTACGTCAACGGTCTGGAGTATGACATCGACAGGACCAACGGTGACCGTCTCGACGCCGCGAACGTGGTGGCGATTCGTCGGATCAACAACACGATCCGCATCTACGGCGCCCGCACCCTGTCGTCCGACACGTCAAACTTCCG